TAGCTCTTTGTTCATAGCTCTCAACGTGACGCAGTAACTCTTCGCGGGTATTAAAGAAAGCCACAAATGTTGTAATATCCTGGTTGATGTTTGCTTCATGGTTTTGGGCTACTGCCAAGCGGGACATCAGGTCAGTATTTTGTCTCCAAATGCTCATTTCCGTATCTCCGTTTCAATCTCAATCAATGAAACTGTTATAGGGAAGTTTCTTCTTACTGTCAATCAGAAAAGTGAAAAAAGTGGGTTTGACATGAAAAAAAATTTAAGGGACACTATTGAGGTTGGTTTGTGCGCCTATGGTGCAGGCATAGTTCGAGATGGATATGGATATGGTCGTGTGGTGAAAAAGCCACCTGGAACACAATGCCAGAAAATCTGTAGCTACTGCCGGAAAAAAGCCGACTATCTGGCTTCTCTTATAGAGGAAGAATTAAATGACTGCGAACAATCAATTGAAAGCCTTTGTCGAGAGAATAGAAAAGCTTGAAGAAGAAAAAGCCGCCATTGCCGAAGACATTAAAGAAATATATTCGGAAGCAAAATCAACAGGCTTTGACCCTAAAATCATCAAGAAAGTGATAGCCCTTAGAAAACAGGATGCAAATAAACGTGCCGAGGAACAAGCTATTTTGGCAACTTATATGGATGCTCTGGGGATGCTGGCGGACACCCCCTTGGGGAAAGCAGCAGTTCATAGAGCGACACACCCAACAAAAGAAATAGAATCAGAATTTGCGTAAATGACTACAGGATTGGGGTGTGATATACTGCACCTCAATTCTTTCCTTGGTGCGGCAATGGTTAGAGAAACTGTCGTAGCTCTTTTGTATTCTGTGGCTTTCGTGCTTATGTTATTTGGAGCAGCAGTAACCCTAACAGGATGCGCGCCAATGAAATACGTCGTTGAGTGTTCACTAATTCAGCCAGAGAATTGTAACTGATATGAGTGAAGAAAAAGACAAACTAACAGAACTGCGGGAAAGAATAGCCGCAGCTAAGTCTAAACCAATCAAAGCCGGGAAGCGTCCAGTTGGGCGCCCTTCTAGCTATGAGCCAGAGTTTTGCGACATTATTATTGAATTGGGAAAGTTGGGATTCAGTCACGCAGAGCTCGCTGCTGAGTTGGATGTTGACAAGGCTTCTCTGTATGATTGGGCCGCCGCTCACAAAGATTTTTCCACCGCTTTACGCGCGGCTAAGACGCATGAGCAAGCTTGGTTCGAGCGCGAAGCGCGTGATAACATGAAAAACAGGGACTTCAACGCAAACCTTTGGTATAGGTCTGCGGCATCACGTTTCAGGGAAGATTACACAGAGCGCAAATCTACTGAGATAAGCGGACCAGAAGGCGCGCCCATCCAGGTGCAGCACAAGGAAGAGTTTGACCCGCGTAATTTGGAACCAGATCAGAGAGAAGCACTAAAGCAATTAATATTAGCCGCGAAGGGGAAGGCGTCATGACTGAACAAGTAATTACTGATGAGACGGAGCTGACTCGTCTTCATGGCGGTTCACAGAAAGTCTTTGATGTATTCAATGATATGGACGCTTCGCCAGAAGAGGTTTTCCACATTTTAACGGTTTGCTTAGGAAGCTTCATAACGTCATTTTCTACAACAAAAGATGTTGCCACCAGTTTGTTGGATTTGAATGAAATTAGAATTAAAGCCTACATAAAAGCGTCCGAAGAAACTGGTGAGGCATATTGGTTGAAGTCAGCTAAGGAATAGATTGTGGATGAGGAAATTTCGGAAGAATACAGGAAGAAGATACAATCTGCTACGTGTGAACTTCTGAACATTCTTACGTCCTTAAGTGATGCCGACGAAGCCCTCCACACTCTCTCTGCTGCAACTGCTTATATTCTTTGTAATGGCGTCAGTTCACAAATAGAAGCAAACCTAGCCTACAACACTTTCGTTAATATTATAGGGGACGCGCTAAAGACAGCTGATGAGACTGGAGATACAGTGTGGCACAAGGGACTATATCACTAACTGAAGAAGAGTTGATGGACATCCGGCGTGACGCCTTCATGGCTGGATGCGACTGGGAGTCTCAAACAGGATTTGAAAAAGTCAGGGTTGAAGAAAGAAAAAGAGCCGCTGACATAGTTAGAAACTTTGATGTCAAAGCAAATTATGTGGTCACAAAAATCCAAGTCAAAGAGCGGAAAGACGCAATCATTACGGAAATTATGGGGGACTTATGTATGACATCATCAAAAGAGTAGCTCAGGAACGGGAAGAACTTCACGCCGGCAGCGCATCCACCAGGCAATTTACAAGCGGAAGCACTCATGAAATAGGTCTGCTTGGGGAGTTTTCATTCGGGCGTCTGGTTGGCCAAATGCCAGACGTAGAAAAAAGAATAAACGGAGACAGAGGAGTTGACTTCGTTGTTCCATTCTTAAAAATTATAGACGTAAAGACAACCAAGGCTCCAGCCGCGTATCATACCTCAACATTATATGTTGAAAGTGGTAAGGTCTTAGCAGACATTTACGTTCTCGCTGTCGCTAATGATGATAAGACAGACGCTAAATGCGTAGGCTGGACGACTAAAGACTATATATTATCCGTAGAGCCTAAAAGGTCTTTCCATGGAATCCTGACCCATCAAATTCCACAGGAGAGGCTTACGAACATGAATGAGCTATTGAGGCGAGTCCCAAAATGGACAGCCACTTGGAGATTTGATTCAAGTGACAACCATTGATGGCTTAAGCCTAAATTGGGATAAAGTTCTTTTTAATATTGACAAGGTTCAGGCAGAAGACAGCCTGTCAGAATTCGTCAAGCAAGCATGGCATATCATTGAGCCTGGTCAGACCTACATCCATGGCTGGCATATTGATTTCATCTGTGAACACCTTGAAGCCGTAACCTACGAGCTGGAAATGCCGGATGGCGGCGTCTACAACAGACTTCTGGTGAATGTTCCGCCAGGAACAATGAAATCCCTACTCACTAACGTATTCTGGCCAGCATGGGAGTGGGGTCCACAGAACCTCCCCCACATGCGTTACGTCTGCGCCAGCCACAGCCAAGACCTAGCCATCCGTGACGGCTTGCGGATGCGCCGGCTTATTGAAAGCGAATGGTATCAAGAAAGATGGGGTGAGAGAGTTCAGCTTACCAAAGATCAGAACCAGAAGACCAAGTTTGAAAACACCTCGACAGGATTCCGCCAGGCTGTCGCAGCCGGATCTATTACCGGCGCCAGAGGTGACAGAGTTATCATAGACGACCCGCACAGCGTTGAGGGCGCCGCATCTGACCAGCAACGCCAGTCAACCATTCTGTGGTTCAGTGAGGCAGTTCCAACCCGCTTAAATAATCCTGATAGGTCGGCAATTGTTGTCATTATGCAAAGACTGCATGAAGAAGATGTCTCCGGCGTCATTTTAGAAAAGGATTTGGGTTATGACCATATTATGCTTCCAATGCGCTACGAGCCGGGGAGGTCATTCCCCACATTGCTTGGCCTTGAAGACCCAAGAACAGAAGAAGGGGAACTTCTTTTTCCGGCTCGTTTTCCCGAATCTGTGGTTGATAGGGATGAACGGATTATGGGACCCTACGCCACAGCCGGGCAGTTTCAACAGTCGCCGGAACCAAGGGGTGGCGGTATCATCAAAAGGGAATGGTGGCAGCTCTGGAAGGATAAGTCTTATCCGCCATTTGACTACATCATTGCGTCATTAGATACGGCATACACCACCAAGACTGAGAATGACCCGTCTGCCATGACTGTTTGGGGGATATGGACTGGTGGAGACCAGACAGCGCAAGTCACGCGCATGCCAACGTCAGAAGGTGAAATGCTGAGTGTTCTTGAGAGAACCTATACTCAGGAGCACCCCAGGGCCATGCTGATGTATGCCTGGGCGGAAAGGCTGGAGTTGCATGAGCTCGTTGAGAAAGTCCAAGAGACAATGGGCGCCTACAAGGTAGATAAGCTGCTTGTTGAGAATAAAGCCAGCGGCCACAGTGTAGCCCAGGAGATTCGTCGCCTTTATGGCCATGAGGAGTTTATGGTCCAATTGATTGACCCTAAGTCTCAAGATAAGATGGCGCGCCTATACAGTGTTCAGCATCTTTTTGCTGAGGGGCTTATCTACGCGCCGGACAGGTCATGGGCGGATATGGTCATTACTCAAGTTGCTCAGTTTCCAAAAGCAAAACATGACGACCTTGCTGACACGGTTAGCATGGCGCTGCGGCACCTGCGGGACGCCGGACTGCTTGTTAGAAACGCTGAATGGACGGCAGACCTCGACCAAGGTAGAGTGCATCACGGCTCTGAGGAGGAGCCGCTCTATCCAATATAGATGG